ATTTCGCGGTTGATTTCAGCAAGAATTTCAGTGCTGAGGATGTTTGCCAACTCAGCTTCTGCATTCAGACCGTGGATTGCTCTGAGGTCTTGTGCAAGTTCTAGTGAATATTCTGCTTTTAGTGCGCGTGACTTAGCAGTTGCAGTAAGCTTTTCAATCGAGAATGCCATCTCGTTGAAATAGTTGTCTGCAGCATCTCCGAGTGCTTCAGAAGCACCGGTTTCCATACCACCGCCAACGTTATACTGGCTTGCACCAGGAGCAGCGTTGTTTGCTTGGTTTGAAGCATCGAGGATTGAAGGATTGCTTCCACCTTGTGCCGTAGTTCCAAGACCAACGGTTCCATCGGTGAATCCACCTTCGAGGTTGAGACCTTTGTTCTGACCAGAGAATGCCGAATCGACTTCGTTGTAGAAAGTCTCTGCGCCAGTCTGATTGTTATAACGTGAACGCATTGCAAAGATGAGTCCGGTAGGACCATTCATTGGCTGAACGCCACAAAGATCATAAGCAATCAAGTTAGGCATTGAACGTCTGATTAGTGAAATCAGGACGGGATCAAAACCTGCAACAGGAGTTCCTGTTGTATTTGCAGCACTACCCGAAAATCCACCGGTTCCAGCGGAATTGGTTGGGCTTGCTTCGCTGAGGAAAGCTCTTTCCTCACGTAATTCTTTCTCTTGGTTCTCTAGCAGGATAGCAGTTACCGCTCTACGATGTGAATCTTTGATTGGATCCATTCCTTGATAATCAAGGATTGGTGACCACTTCTCCTGCAGATATTCTGTGTTGTACATCTGCATTTGAGTTAACCTCTTTAAAAAAGTTTTGTTTGACTTTATACTTTAAAAATCACTTTCTGGCGACTCTACTAAGAGTTTGAAGATAAGCATCCATTACAGAAGTTGTTGAATTTTGATATTCTACTTCTTCGGTAATTACTTGCTCACACAAATTCTCAGAGTCATCTCTTTGAGCACTAGTATTTACTGGGAAATATGATTCTCTCAGAGTAACTAGTTTCTCACGATAGCTCTCTTCACTATCAAACTCAACATTTTCGGCAAGAGAAGCGAGTTTGTCTTTTTGTGAGAGTGCAAGACCCTCAGCGACATCTGCAAAAATTACATCAGCAACTGACTCTGCTAATCTTCTATTCAGAGCAACATTTCTTTCAATTTGCTCGTTGAGTTTTTCTTCCATTTCATCAAGTTTATCTACCATACTCTCGATTACATCATATTTATCTTCAGGTATTGTTACATAATGATCTTCAAAAAGACTCTTCATTCCATTGAGGAATGATTCGGTCATTTCAGTCTTGAGACCATGTTCAACTGAGAGTGCATTCTCTTGAATCCACTCATCAGCAACATACTCAAGGTATGCATCAACACGATCTACAAGACTTTCCTTAATTGATTCTACTTCTTCAATTAAAGCATTCTGATAGTTCTCTTCGAGTTGCTCTTTAATTTCATTTACCTTTGAATTAATCGCAGACTCAAAGATTAGACGTGCTTTCTCTTGGAACTCTTCAGAAAGATTCTCTCCTTCTAATAGAGCATTGACATCAGATTCAATATCGTATTCTAATTCTTCTTCAGATTCTTCTAATACTTCTTCTTCTTCTGATTCAATTGATTCATCTTCAACAATTTCCTCTTCGGCAACAATTTCTTCAGAACTCTCAGTCTCTTCTTTTGTAGTTGCCATAGGCTCTGGTGCAGATGCCTTGGCATTTACAACATCTCTAACTTGAGATAAAGTTGCGCCAGGAGTTTTGAGTGCAGAAGAATCGTCATCGGGACGATAGTTTTCTGGAGTAGGGCCACCTAGATCTTCCCATGAACCAGTTTGACCTGGAACCATAACTCCAGATGCATTCTGTGCGATATTTTGCATGGGTTCGGCAGGTGCTGCCCCTTTGGTTACTACGTTTTCCATTTCTTGTAAATTACTACCAACGGACATTGTTTTTAGATCTTATTTGTTATAATCTATATTTATTTATAATTTAAAGATTTGAAAGAAAATTTTGAAATAAATTTAACTTATGCTCTTCCAAAGCTCTCTGTTGAACTAATGTATTAATTGTTCTTTGAGTTTTTTCTGCAATTTGTTCGCGAAGTTTTCCACCTTCCCAAACCCATTCTTTACCTTCCATTATTCCTTGAACAAAAGCATCAGGTGCAGATGGATCGGCAACAATATCAGCAGCAGTTGCTAACATAAAGTCTTCACCAACAACTTTATATCCATTACGATCTTCTTTCAAAGATCCAACACCACGAGAAGAAACACCAAGCATTACTCCCTCATCAATTAATGAAGATGCAATCTTTCCCATCGGAGTGCTTAGAAGTTGAGCTTTACCTCTAAAATTATTTCCTTCCCTAACAAGAGAAGTAATTTTATGAGAAACTCTATCAAGATTTACAGTTGGTCCATCTGGATGTCCAAGTTCACCTAGAGCACGACCTTTATCTACAAAATTTTCACAATATCTATTTACTTCTCTAGAAAGAGTGTCAATTGGATACATCCTACCGTTTCTATTTTTAATATCTCCCTGTAGGAAGACACCTTCAATGTAAAGTTTTTTTGAAGTTCCTTTACCTTCAGTAATAATGTTTACTTTAGATACTTCTTCTGTGATTAATTTCATTGTCTTTTAATTTGTGTATGCTATTTTGTTCGCAAAGACTGTTGATGCTGAAATAGCACCTCCCGCAGATAATTCACCAATAACAGTTGCAGTATATTCTTTTTCTATACTCAATCTTTCTCCAGCAGAAAGATGAATTTCTACCGGAGATATGCCATTATCAATTATTAATTTTACTCCAGCATTATTTGTATTAATAACTGAAAATACTGAAGCATTGTCAATATTGGATGATGAAGATAAATCAAATGACAATGATAATGGTTTAACTGTCATTCTTCAGTCCCCTCGCTTCTGTTGAACATTGAATTTGCAACTTCAGGTCTAATTGACTCAATTCTTTCAACTGATTTTGCAAATAATATTTTTTTTATATTATCTGAAATTTCAGACGGTGGCGAGTTAGTTGCGATCAAATCTATAAGTTCTTCCATAAAAATGCAATTATTATTATAAATTTATTTATATTTTTCCTCCCTTAGGGGGTTTTGGCTCTGGAATTTCTACGACAGAATCATCTATTCCAGCTTCCATTGGAACTTGTCCGTTTTGACCATTTTGCGAATCTCCTTCCATCGGAAGAGGATTACCATTTTCATCAACTGGTGCATTAGGATCAGGTAAAATTCCTTTTTCAATCTCATCTTCAATTTGAATATCAATTTCTATAATTTCAGAGTCAGTTTGACGAAGAATTTTTCTACGAACATATTCGGTAGAATAATATTTACCAATAAATGGTTCTACAGTAGTTGCAAGAGTTAGTCTATTAGTCAATAACTCTGCTTCTTTTAATTCTGAAAAATGATTATCATATAAGAAATCATATTGGATATGATCACTCATCACTTTCCAATCTTCCAAAGAAACTATATTTTTTAATATTAATTGACTCTTTAGAATATCATTAAAAAGATTTGAAAATCTTTTTCTTAGTCTACCGACAAACTTAGAGAACATTAATTCATCACGTAAAATTTCAGATGATCTTCCTAGATTAAATCCATCTCCACCACCAGCAATTCTTGTCTCTGGAACTCCCAAGGATCTATAGAGTTTTTTCTGGAAGTATTCAACATCAGACAATTCTCCCAAATTTTGTCCTCCTGGAAGGGTAGTAATTTCAGTCCCTCTTCCACCTTCTCTTCGTGGAAGCCAGAAATCTTCAAGCATACTCATATGCTTTTTGTCATCACGAATTTCTCCACTATTTGCATCATATACAAGTTTATTTCTATAACGAGACATAACTTCTCGTAGATATTGTTCCGCTTTTACTTTTGGTAGATTGCCAACATCAATATAGAAAATTCTACGCTCTGGAGCACGAGATAATCTGTAAATAACAAGTGAATCTTCAATCATTCTTAATTGATTGACAGATTTAATTGCTTTATGTAAATAAGAAAGGATAGTTCCTTTATTTCTATCAACAAGACCCGAAGTGCAATATGTGATAGAATCTTTTGCAATTTTTACATTTTTCTTCGGAGAAGAAAATGATGTTTGTCCAGATGGAGTATATACATAATACTCTTCAATTTCTGGAAAATCATATGATTCTCCAGCAGACTTAAGATTTATGTTTATGCTTTGATCTGAATTTTTTTTCTTTTCTTGCCTTATATGCTTAATTTTTAGTGGATCAATATACCTTAATTCTTGTATTCCTGCCGATGGATTTTTTTGGTCTATAACTTTTAGGTAAAATACTCGTCCATCAACATACCAATTTCTAAAAATTTCGTGAGATTTTCTATCAAAGTCCAGTATTTCTTTAATATATTTAAATTCTGACCTTATAATTTCTTTAAGTCTATCACTTGCATTTAAATTTGATAGTTCAATTTCCACAGGAGAATCGTAAAGATCACTCACAATAGCTTCATTTACAATACTTTCAATGACATTATCACATTCTGGATGTAAAGATACTTCTCTGTATTTTTTAATTAAATCATGTTCTGTTTTATATACACCTTCAATATCTACATATTGGCCATAAAATCCAGATTGAATATAATAATCAACCCCGTCCTCATCTGATTGAGGAACGGGGGACACTATAGAGTTTTTTAACTTATTATCATTATCTTCAATCGAAAAACCAAAAAGTTTCGCCATTTTATAAACGTAATTTAACTTATCTTATATATTTAGTTGATATTTCTTCCACCCGCAGCAGGGGAATCACCTTTAATAGCTTCCCACCAAAGAATTTGGAATTCAACAGTAAACTGTTGAATGGTGCTCGTTTCATAATCAAGAGCAATTGAACCAACTTGAGATGGGAAAATATCATAAAAATGATATGCTCTCAATGTAGATCCATCACGATCTAATTGATATACAAAAGCATCTGCAGTATAGGATGATGGATCAGTTTCACCTGTGCTATCCGAAACTCTATTTATTTTATTCATCCAATTTTCAAATGCAGATCTTATCGAGAAATCGGTATCATTAATAATAGTAACTGTCCAACTGTCAAAGGTTCTATCTCCAGCAACCTGAAGTGTTCTACCTCTAAATGGAACTGCAATTGGAGCAATATTTGAGGCTGGCATATTTGCAGCCTTTACTAAAAATCTTGTTTTATCAAGAACTGCTGAACTTGCTGGAGCAATACCAGGAAAAGATAATACGACTTCAAAAAGGTTTGATCTTGCACCACCACCAGTCAACCTTGATTTGAAGTCTGTAATTTTTCTTAGGGGTGGTGGATTAAATTGATTTCTAGTTGCCATTGTTTTTTAAACCTCTGAATTAAAAGTTACCGATCACTTCTTCAAAATCAACACCAGTTTTAGTGGCAATAAAATTCAAACCAACAAAATTAATTGATCTTGCTGGTTTAATGTAAATATCAGCAACGAACTCATTATTATCAATTACTGCAGCAGTATTATTAGTTTCATCACAAATTACCACATAATCAAAAATACCTCTCTTAGCTTGAACATCACGTAGGAAAGGTTCAACTGTATTTACAAAGTTTGTTCTTGTTAATTCATCATTAAATTCAAATAGTGAATCTTTAGCAGCTCTTCCAATTGCTTCTTCTAGATAGATAAACAGTCTTCTGACATTAATTCTATCAAAAGCAGAAGCTTTTGCATAACCAGTTCTATCTCCAAATAAAATCATCCCAGCTCCTGGAGAGAAAATAACTGGATTAATCCTATTTGAGTATAATCTATCTCTCTGGGACTTTGTTGGATTATATGCTAATTTAACTGAATTTAAAATTGCACCTCTATTTGTTCCCGCTGGTGAATACCATGGGAAATTATTAATATCATTTCTAGCACAAATTCCAGCAATATCTCCATTTAATGGAACATATCTAAAAGTATTTGAAAATCTATCATACATGTATTTGTGTCCAGTATCAAATACTGCATATGTAGTTGAAGTTACAGAGGAATAGAATTCTAAAATATTATTAGTAATAATTTCTGAAGAAGATTTTACAGAAACTTGATTATCAGTATCAACTAGAGATGCTCCTCTATGTGGTGAAATAAATGCAATTGCATCCTTTCTTTGTTCTGCAACTTGAATTAATTTGTTGGCAAGTGCCTGAGATTCTTCTAATGAATATGCACTGGATCCCATCAATAAGAAATCTACATCAATCTCTTCAGTATTTTGGAACAATTCATATCCAGATACTAAATCACTTAATTCAACTTTTAATCTTCCAACATTAGGATCATCATTATAATCTTTACCATTTTCTAGAGTATATGTATGTGAACCAAAACAACCAAATATTAAATTATCTTTAGTTGGTTGATCCCACTCCTCAGGATCTGGAAGTGTTGAACCTCCATCAGTTGTATTATTATATGGCGTAAGTAATACTGTCGTTAATGATGAAGTAATTCCCGAAGGTCCAGATAATCCGTAAATATATTGTGAATTATTTTCTAAGAACTTTCTCCAATATGACTCACTTCCAGCTGAAAATTTTGCATCAGAAGCTTTTGATAGATTCAGATTTTTTTCAAGAATTGTTCCTGCATTTCCAGTAATGGATCCTAAAGAATCTATGACTATAACGTGAACCTCATCATTTAAGGTTCCTCTAGAAGATGCATATTCTGATGTTCCTGGTCTTGGGGCAAGAGAACTCCAATTTATGCTTGATCCAGTAGTCACTTCAACTGTTTGTTGATCAAACCAATCATCAGATTGATTAACTTCCCATTGAGGAATGTTAGATCCACCATTATAAAAAAGAGTTCTTATTGTTCTATCTGGTCTAAATCTGTATACACCATATGGTGTATATTCTACATCCTTAATAAATTCTTCTTCATTATTAGCATTTAAGAAAACAAGAGAGTTTACTTTAACTATTAATTCATCATCAGTATCAGTATTTCCAGTAGTTAAACCGACAATGGTTCCTTTAATATTTACACTTGAACCTACTGGTAAAGTAACACCTATTCCAGCAATATAATCCGATGCATCATATTGTTGGTATACAACTGATCCTACAGAAACTGGTGCATTAACAATTCCATTATTCGGTATTTGAAGTCCTACATCACTGCGACCAACAGATAATACTTGATCTGCTAATGAATCAATTACAGCTACTTTTATTCCATTTGCCCATGAACCTGGATTTTTTGCAGAGATAAAGACGTTTCCTAAAAGATTTTCACCATATCCTAAATTATTATAATTTTCTGGACTGTAAATAGTTACAGCAGTATTTGCTTGTATAGCCTCACTACTAAATCCAATAATGGATGCATTTTTAAGGTTATCACCACCAGATC